GGTGGATTCCCATGAGGTATATGCCAGCCATGTCGTACCATTGTACGCCAGAATTCAATTAGCTCTGGAATTGATTTTAATTCTAGTAAGCCATTGCAAGAAAATCCTGTGACTTCTCTTCCATCACGAAAGTGACGAGAAGCGAATTCACAGAAATTTTCTGAAACAATAGTCTTAGTAGGAGAAAATTCAACTCCTAAAGAGTTCATTATTTCCTGGTAGTACTTTGCGACTTCATGATTTCTTATTACTATGTCATCACCGAGAATCCAATATGACTTAAATCTTGCTTTACCAGCAAGAGTTGAGGCATAATGGACTATCAAATGGTGACACAGTGTGAAGATAGCCCAAGAGCTGTATGCCCCCATAGGTTGGCCTGTCTTGTAAAAGACTTGACAACCTTTGAGGTCGTACGGGTAATGGGTTAGCATATCGACCCATGCTTCTGCATGAGCTGAAGTAGTCATAAACTCGACTACCTGTTTCTGTAAAGAAACAGGAAATCGGTCTGTGGCATCCTTCAGGTCAAAACAGTAGTATGGGCCACTCATCTTTCCTTGAGAAAACGACTCTTGATTAAAAGTCATATCAGACTGAAAGTTACTAAGAAGCGGTAAAACCGCGTCGTGGAAACATTTCAGTACTGTTTGTGACCAATAATCAAGGATCGCAACTAATCTCGTTTTACCTTCCTTATCGCTGATTGGAAGTAGCCTTCTAAGACTACTTCCGACTGGCGGTTTAGGCAGATTCAAGTTGATTAGGACGCTGATATAGTGACTAATGGTGTTACCACCAAAAGTTTTAATAGACTCTAGGAGAGTTGGATTATCCCTAAGGATAACCAATTCTTCTAAGGCCTTAACTGTAGCAGGACCTCTCAGGGGGGATGATTTAGTGGATAGATGATACTCAGACCAGTGCGGTATGAGAGACCCACGCTTGATATTTGCACCATCAAAGAAAGTTTGCAAAACTTCTTCCGGTAATACGGCTATAGAACCTGTCGGTTCT